CTTTAATGGTTGTGGGACAACAGAAAGTAAAGTCTATGCCTAGTATGGCAAATGTGGTCCTTACGGACCGTGCAACCACTCCTGTTAATCACACGTTCACCCCACAGGGGAAAGAAGGTGAAGCTGGTGGTCGGTATGCGAAGGCAGGTGCATCGTCCTTGGGCGATTACACCTTTAAGATCAGTCCTCGCAAAACCCCTTCGGGGCGTCGCAAGGTCGATATTGATCTTTCGCTTCCTGTTCTTGTAACGGAGACGATTAACGGGGTCAGTAGCTACACTGTTGCGCGTACTTCACGCGCTTCAATTAGCTTTGACTTTCCGTCGGACTCCACCCTTCAAGAACGTAAGGATATCGTAGGTATGGCGTATACGGCCCTTGCGGCCGCCACCACTCAGGTGGACGCTGTACTCACGGTTGGTGAGAATGTCTGGTAAGCTTATCGGGCTTGTGGCCCTGCTTACCGTGGCACTCTTTGCCTTCCTTATGATGTTCTTTCTGCTGTCGGCCCTTGACGGGGCAACAGTAAGGATTGGAGCCTTCCATGACAAGAAGTTCCGACCGGAGACGCAACAAGAGTCCAATGTTGGACCAGAATCGCGTACTCCCAACCGACTATACAACGATAGTGAGAGATTGGCTTAATGAGCTTCCTCCCACTCCAAAGTACGATTACTTAAAGAGTAACGTCTTTGAAAAGTTCGTTGATTCGAACACTGTCCCTGCGGATGTCCGTAGGGAAAGGGCCATTGCTAAGTGGCTCTCCATGGAGGCAGTGAACGAGGAGACAAACTTACGATTGTCAACCACGCCGGAAGATACGGTTTTATTACCTAATGTTCGGTTTGGTCCTTTCGTTGAAAAGTGTCGTAGTATAATATCCAGCATCATCGGCGAATTACCAAGTGATACGGCCCTCGGGTCGTTCTCAGGTGGCGCGTCGACTAGCAGGAAACGTACTCTTAGCACTCCAGCTGAGAAGTATGTCGGTAAAGCACATATTACAAGTGCTTGTTTAGACGTGTTCGACCCAGCTGATTACCCCGTGTGGTCAGTTCTCTCTCGACCCGAATTAATTACGGTCGAGGGAGCGAGCATGTTTACCGTCCCAAAGAACGCAGAAATTGACCGAGTGGCTTGTAAAGAGCCCGACATCAATATGTTCCTGCAAAAGGGAGCGGGTTCACAAATTCGTAAGTGCCTTAGAAAGGTAGGGATTAACCTACAAGACCAGGGCAGAAATCGTGAGTTGGCTCGCGAGGGATCTCGGACTGGCGAATTAGCCACCCTTGATCTTTCCTCGGCTAGTGATACGGTATCACACGAGATTGTGTTCCAATTGATGCCAATCTGTTGGTATAGTTACCTGAACTCTATTCGGAGCCAGGTGATTGTCATCAATGGACAACGGCACTTCTGTGAAATGTTCTCCTCTATGGGTAATGGTTTCACGTTTGAGCTTGAGAGCTTGCTCTTTTATGCTCTTGCGCGGACCACCGCCTATTTTACGGGAACGAAAGGTGTCATAAGCGTTTATGGTGATGATTTAATTATCCCGAG